GGTTGGTTGACCCAACTCTTATTATTTTTACATCAAGTTTGTTACTTTAACGCTTCTGTAGTACTGGTTACGATCAGCAGTGAAAGTAGCAGCATCAGTAGTTCCGTCAGCTTGGGTAACGAATGGGTTAGCAACCATACCGTAACGAGTCTTGAAGCCGATTTTTGGCTGGAAGTCGGTAGGATCGATTGCACGTACTTGCTGCAGCGGCACATATGGGCAGTAGAAGATACCAGCATCATATGCCGAAGTACCTTTGTAGCCAACTGTGTAGAACTGAGAAGCAGCACCAGTGTTAGCGGAGTATGGATCGATGTACACTTTGTAACGACCGTTCAATACACCAGCAAAAGTGTTACCAGTATCATCAACATTCAGGTCTGTGTTCAGTGCTGGAGCATAATCCAGAACACCAGCCATTGCCAGAGCAGAAGCAACATCAGAAGAACATACGATGAAGTTACCTTTACCGCGACGAGTCTCTTGAGCAATTACGTTGGCATCACGTTCAATGTTGAACAGAAGACCTTTGAAACGCTCAACCGACCAACGACCGTTAGAGTCGACGTCAAGGTCAAAAGTACCAGCAGTAGCAGTAGAAGCAGAACCAGGTTTTGCAACTTTATAGATTGTGCGGATCACCTCACGGTTGATTTCAGCCAAAATTTCCTGAGACAGAATGTTCGACAATTCGCTCTCAGCGTCAAGACCGTGGATTGCTTTCAAGTCTTGTGCCAGTTCGATTGTGTACTCTGCTTTCAGTGCGCGTGTCTTAGCAGTTACAGAAGTTTTCTCGATCGAGAATGCCATCTCTGCAGGGTCAAGTGCTTCACCAGTGGCAGTAGCCATGCCAGTACCAGTTGTGTAAGTACCGTCAACTGGGTTAGAACCAGCGTGAGTGCCAGTACCAGAGAAGTCTGTGTCAGCTTCGTTGAACAGGGCTTCAGTACCAGTTTTGCTAGTGTAGTGCGATTTCATCGCAAAGATCAGTCCAGTTGGACCAGTCATTGGCTGAACACCACATACGTCATAAGCCATCAAGTTTGGCAGCGCACGACGAACAAGGCTGATCAGTACGGGATCGTAGTTGTCAGCGTTTGCTACAGCGTTTTCGCTTTCGTGAAGAGCAACTTTCTCTTGACGAAGAGCTTTTTCTTGGTTTTCAAGAATAACAGCAGTCACATTTCTGCGGTGCGCATCCTTAATTTGTGGAAGTTCTGGGTGGTCCAGTACTGGAGCCCATTTTTCCATTTGTGATTCTGAAAGATACATCTTTCGTCTCCTTGCTTTTTGGTTGTTTTAAGTTTTAACTATTATTATTTATAAAAATTATCTTTTTACCGATTTCGAAATCGCTTGGGCATAGATGCTGATTGGTGAAGAATCTTCATTGATCACAACACTTTCGTCGTCAATCAATTTGTCTTCTTCCTGCAATGCTTTCTGTGTAGGGAAATAATTTTCCTTAATCACACTCAGCTTAACAGAGTAATCGCCATCAAACTCAACGTCTTCAACGAGTTTCGCAAACTTCTCAGATTCAGTTACAGTCAAGTCAGCAGTTGCTTCTTTGAGTGCAGCATCTCTTGAGAGGTCTACATTGGCAGAGGATAGGGCGACTTTCTCTTCAGTCGACTCATCCAGCTTGGCTTTGAGTGATTCAATTTCACCCTGCATTTCGCCCAGAACATCGTATTTCTCTTCAGGAATATCAATGTAATGCTCGGCAAAAACTTCTTTCAAGGAGCCGACGAATGATTCAGTGATCTCGTTGCGCAGACCGCGCTCAATAGCGAGTTCATTTTCTTTCATCCAGTTTTCGGCTACATAGTTCAGATAACCATCGATTTTCTGTACCATATCTTCCATGAATGTATCTTGTGCTAGTGCAGCTTCTTCAGCGAGTTCAGCTTTAATGTCTTCCATTTCAGAAGTAACACGGGCTGTAACAACAGCTTCAAACAAGCCAGCAGCTTTAACTTTAAATTCTTCCGACAGATGCTCTTCATCAGCGAACAAGTTAGTCATGTCATCTTGGAACAATGTATCTTCTTCCAATACTTCATCGACTTCTTCAGCAGACTCTTCTTCGAGTTCAGCTTCAACTTCTTCGTCTGTGATTTCTTCTTCAAGAACTTCGTCTTCAGACTCAGTGTCTTCAGCTTTTACATCAGCTGAAGTTCCAGGCTTATTTACCTGACCTCCAGTAGATGCAGTTTTCGAAGAACCTTGAGTTGGTGAGGTTTGATCGCCAGCAGTAGGACTAGAAGCGTTCTTGCTACTGTCTTTCTTTGCTTTAGCGGTGGCAGATTTTCCTGCAGTAGCACTCAACCCATCAGTTTCCAGTGTTTCTTGTTCTGGATTAGCGTCTGATGAACCTTGTGCTGGAGCAGAAGCATCGCCTTGTGATCTGTCTGCGGGACGTGATGCAGACTCGTCTAGTTCATTGACTTCTTCAGTCACCATTTCTGGCTTACCTTTCAGAAGTTCTCTGATTTTGCTTTCTACAGCCATTTTATTCTCCTTGTAGAGTTCGTTTTGCTAGTTTTATTTATAATATCTTAAATCTTTGATACTTTGTTAAGGAATGAGCTAAACACCGCCATCTTGGTGGCTTCTAGTTCATGGGAACTGGCTTCTTTGATAATCTCTTGAGCCCTTTCCATTTCTCTTCCTTGCCAGATACCGTCAACCATAACCCACTCACGGCTTTCCATAATACCTTGTACAAAGGCATCGGGAGCAGATGGGTCTGATACGATATCAGCAGCAGTTGCCAACATAAAGTCGTCTTGTACTTCGCTGATGCCTGACTTCTCACGGATAGATCCTAGACCACGAGAACTTACACCAAGCTGACAACCTGCTTCAATTAAACCTGCAGCAATCTTACCCATAGGAGTGTCAAGGACTTTTGCCTTACCGATCCAGTTGTCTCCATCTTCTTTAAGAGAGACAATCATATGAGAAACGCGATCAAGATTTACCGTTGGACCATCTGGATGACCCAATTCGCCTAGAGCACGGTTCTTATTGATGCAGTCTTCGGTGTAACGTGCAACTTCTTTCGCCATAATCTCTTTAGGATATACACGACCGTTGCGGTTTTTTAGATTGGATTGTAGAAAAACACCTTCGATGAAGAGTTCTTTCTTCCCGTCTTTTTCTTCGAGGATGTATTGAACATCCTCTACGAGTTCTTTAATAAGTTTCATTATCCTAGATCTCCTTGATTCTGATGCTGCTGAGAACCATATCCAGAAACTTTGGCGCACTCTACAATAACTGTGCCGCCTGCACCGCCAGCAATTACAATTGCGATGTCTGATGTGTTCTCATCGTTGTCTGTAAACCCATAAAAGTCCATACGACCTGTAACTTGAAGTTCGTATAATACTTTAGAATTCCTTGTTACCTGCGCAGAAGCACCGCTTGATAATGCCCACTGAATGTTCTTGATATTCACAGTAGGCGATGCTTGCGTTTCTGTAGACTTCTTCAGAGTTGTAGCCAACGCAATCGTCCCAGTAGCGGCAGTCCCTCGGACAGCGACCACGCCATGGGTTTGCGTCAATTTTAATGTGTCAACTGTGACTGCCATTTAATTATTCCTCTACTGGTTCTAGTTCCCAAACTGGGATACGTTTTAATGATTCTTTGAACATAACTTCAGCAACAGCATCAACGCCTTCGCCCATAGTAGCAAGAACATTTCCCTTACCTTCTTTGGCGTGCATTACTTGAGCATTTGGAGCCATGTAAAATTTGGTTGTGTCGGAACTGCCTTGCGTCGGAGGAGTTTTATCTCCTGCATTACCTGCCTCTGCTGCACCATGGTTCGCAGTTGGCTCTTCAGCTTCTGGCTTATTGACACATTCCTCTTCTTCTGTTAGAGCATAATTTTCATTAACACCGCGACCTTTTGGGTGGCTCAAACTAGATGTATGATTTGCTTCCATATGCTTATGGTATGCTTTATGAGTAGCAGAACCATGACCGCCTAAATGAGTTTTAACAAAACTCTCATGGGAGTTCTTAGCGGTAGTGGAAGCGTTGCCGTCACCAATAGCACCGACGTTATGGGCAGCTTCGTGGGAAGCATTTGCGTGGATAGCGTTGGCAACCTCTGCACCGTGTTTCTTAATATTGGCTTGGTGTGCCATCTTAACAGCAGCATGACTGCCCTCACCGATATTATGATCAATCATGTGTGCAGTGAGGTTTGCAGAAGATTTTGCAACTTCGCTTTCTGTTAGAACATAACCTTCAGAAATGCTGTCCATATACTTCTTTTCCATATGCTTATGGTAATCTTTGTGACCAGCAGAACCGTGACCGCCTAAATGATTTTTAACAAAGTCGTTGTGTACTTTATGCCCAGCAGATCCAACGCTAGTAGCATTATGTGCTGCTTCATGATCAGCATTTGTGTGAATGGCTTTGGCGACCTTTTCACCATGTTTCTTAATATTGGCTTGGTGTGCCTTATTAACAGTGGCTTCACTGCCATCGCCAATATATGCGTTTGTTCTCAGTCTTGCCATATGGGCAGCATCTTTTGCGACACTTTCTTTAACGACTGGATGTGCGCCTTTCATTACTCGGCTTACTACATCAACTAAATCTTTAGGTAGTGGTTTCATTTTATTCTTCCGTTTCTGGTTCTGTTGGAACTGCAGCATCAACATCGCCAGCAGTCGGTTCTGGTAATTCTATTTGTTGATTGAACATACTTCCAGCAACTTCAGCTTTTCTATCAGCTACCATTGCATCAGCACGGTCATTCATCATACTATTGAATGTATCCTGAGCATCTGTCAGTTTACCATCCTTCCACTGATCCATCATATTACGAACTGCGTCTGCACGTGCATTTTCAACTTCACGTTCTACGTTTTCTTCACTCATCATTTCCACCTTCATATTGTTGCGGCTCGACCTTCAAGGACTCACCATCTATTTGCTTGTTGATTGCGTCGATTTCATCATCGCGCATTTTTAAAATTTCTTTTTGCACATACTCTTTAGAGAAGTATTCACCGACATAGTTAGATAGACCATTCAACACTTCTACCCGACTACGCAAGATCTCTTGCTCTTTAGACTCAGTGTAGTATGCATCGGAAGCATACTTATATTGTAGACCATCGCGGATACTTGGCCAATCATCTTCTGTGATTATGCCTTTAAGAATCAGCTGCGTCTTGACCAAGTCGTCAAACATTGCAGAAAAACGTCTACGAAGTTTTGCGATAAACTTGGTAAACTTTAATTCATCTCTGCTAATCTCAGCACTACGTCCGAAATTAAGACCTTGTTGTGCACCTTCTAATCTAGAGATGGGGACATTCAACGCTTGATAAAGTTTGCGTTGGAAGTAATCTACGTCACCAGTTTCTCCGAGGTTAGAACCTCCTGGAAGTGTTTGAATCTCTGTGCCTCTACCGCCTTCGCGTCTTGGCATCCAGAAGTCTTCAAGCATCGACATAAACTTCTTGTCGTCACGGATCTCTCCAGACTCACCATCATAAACTAATTTGTTACGATAGCGATTCATAATATCTTTGAGATACTGCTCTGCCTTCATTGTGGGCAGATTACCAGTATCTACATAAAAAACTCTGCGCTCTGGAGCGCGGGTAATACGGTATACAACAACAGCATTCTCCATCATTCTCAGCTGATTTGCTGGACGGATAGCTTTGTGTAAATATGACAACGGGATATTTTTATCTTGGTCTAAGAGACCTGAGGGAATGTAGGTAACAGCATCCTTCGAGATCTTCAGAGATTTATCGTTAGCGTTTCCTGCTTTATACTGTCCAGGTTTGTTAGCGATACCCTTGTCGTCATAAATGAAATACTCTTTTACCTCTTTGACCATACTGACGCCAGTCTTAGGATCTTTTTCCTTCTTGACATCACGCACTTTCTTTATTTTGCGTGGGTCAATATACCTGACATCGTGTAGACCTTTTCTTGGGTTGGTTTTATCGACAACTTTGTGGAAGTAAATTCTTCCATCGATGTACCAACGTCTGTAGTAATCTTGTGCACGATTGTTGAAGTCCATCAACGATAATACATTGTCAAATTCATCAGCGATTGCTTTCTTAACAGCTGTTGACGCTGGGACACCATCTGTGTCAATCGTTACTGGCTTTTCGTCGTCAAGGTTCGAGATACTATCATTGACAATATCTTCGATTGCAGTGTCGATATCGGCATACATTGATATGTCCCGATAACGCTTGATGAGTTGCTCTTCAGTATTAGCAACTCCCTCGACATCGAAATAAGTGCCATAGTAACCACCACCACGGATGGCTTCCAATGCACCATCAGAATCAGGAGCAACGAAAGACTGTGCAGCTTTCGGCTCCTTTTTCCGATTGATTTCAAATCCAAACAATTCCATTATATTTTCCTCTATACCTAATAGATGTTATATTATTTATACTACATCATAATGGGTATATTGGAAGGTCACCGTAAACTCTTCAAAGATATCGTTCTGTGCATACTGCAAGGTGATTTCCGACATATTGATTGGGAAGCAATTACGCAAGGTATACTTACCTCCAATCAACACTTCATCGTTACGATCCAAATGCTCGACACCAATGTCAGCTTGGTATTCGCTTGGAGTGAGGATACCAGTATTGTCTTCACGATTATTCAAACCATTCATCCACTGCTCGAATGGCTGGCGTAGTGAGAAACCAGAGTCGTTCACGATTGTTACGGTGAACGGGTCAAAGATTCTTTCACCAGCCAGTTTGATCTCACGACCACGATACTGGATGATTGCAGGGTTTACGTTAGAGGCTGGAAGTGCCGCCCCAGTTACCAAAAGACTATAGCTTGTGTCAACATTAGGCACATAGCTTGGGAATGCTAGGCTTACGCGAAACTGATTTGGTCTCGCTCCACCCGCACCTAATCTAGCCTTAAATTCTTCAATATTCATTTCTGTCTCCTATAATTCTAGATTAAGCACCCAGCTCTTCGAACGAGATACCTGTTCGAGTCGCTACGAATGTCAAAGTGATAAAGTTAATTGATTTCGCTGGCTTAATAAAGATGTCAGCGCGGAATTCGTTGCTGTCAATAACCTGTCCAGTGTTATTTGTTTCGTCACAAACAACGCGGAAGTCATAAACACCGCGACGACCTTGTACATCACGCAAGAACGGTTCTACCAGAGAACGGAACTGGGCACGAGTAAAGGCATCGTTGAATTCAAACAACTGGAACTTAGCAGCTGCCGCCACTGCTTTCTCGATAACGATAAACAGTCTACGAACATTGATACGGTTAA